GTTAGGGATCTTCAAGCCAACCTCATTGGCACACCAGTTGACGAATGAGCCACACCAAGGCAGGAAGTTAGCCTTAGTAAAGGCTCCATACTTGGTCTCGTTGTCCTTTGGGCCTTCAATGTAGCCCATCTCACCACGAGCAGTGGCGATAAAGTCCATGCGTTGTCCCATTATTCACTCGCTTTCTTGTCAACCTTAGCAAAGGCTGCGTTGATTTCTTCTGATGTAAGGCTTCCGTCTGCTAGGTAGAAACGGGCTAGTGCTTCAAGCACTCGTGCTGCGCCAAGCGCACCAGCAAGTGTTGCTGCCTGCCATACTTCGATACCTACCAAAGAGCCAGCACCAATAACACCAAGAGACTCTGCTGCAATCACAGCAAAGATTCTCATCATTACATTCTTAAATGTATCCATTATTCGTCCTTATCCATTGGGTTTCTAATTGGGTATGTAACAGCCCAAAAGAATAGAGTTGCAAAAATGGCAACACCGACTACTTGTTTGGCTGACCCATCGAGTACTACCCAAGCAATAAACATGCCTAGTAGTGTCCAGAGTTGTTCAACCATGTCTCTTAGTATTTTCATTAGTTGCGTCTCCTAACGCCTTTAGAGTCTGATGATCCCCCGCCTCCGCCTGACGAGCCGCCTCCACCAGTACTACCTGATGATGCGGCTCCTGCTGCCATACCTGCTGCGGATACCGCAGCCTGTCCAGCGATAACTGCTGCAACGATTGTCTGTTCTGATTCTTCTCGTTCTTCATCAGACATATCTGCACCAATGCTGCCGATAGCGAGCAAGGCTTGTCCAGGATCTGTGAAGATTGCATTAATAAGTTCTGCAGGGCTTTCGAGCACTAAGAGTGCTGCTGCTACCTCTGCTGTGATGACTACTTCGTTACCTTCGTCATCTGTGCGTACCTCAACAGGAGTCTCTGGAGGTAGGTCTGAATATGTGAGTCCAGCATCTGCGATTGCTGCTGCTGTTACTGGTGCATCACCTGCTGCTTCAATAATTGCTTCAGCAACTTCAGCCTTCTCTTCCTCTGTAGCGTTTTCATCTGCTACCATAGGAGGCTCTGGCGCTAATTCTGGCGCAGGTTCTTCTATAGCAGGAGGTTCAGGTGCTGGCTCAGGAATTAATTCAGGCTCTGGAGCAGGCTCAGGAGCGACTTCGGGTTCTGGCTCAGGAGCAGGTTCAGGTATTGGGTCTGGCAGTGGCTCAGGTTCAGGAATGGGATCAGGCTCGGGCGCAGGTTCTGGGCTGGGATCTTCAACAGGAACGGGTTCAGGGGCAGGTTCTGGTACAGGATCTGGTTCTGGAGCAGGAACTGGCTGAGGTTCTGGTTGAGGCTCAGGTTGCGGAGCAGGTGCTGGTGGATCAGGAGTTGCCACAGGCTCAGGTCTAACAACAGGTGGCTCAGGTACTACAATAGGTGTAGGTTCTGGAATAATTGGAGGTTGCGATGTCGCTGTCGAAGTATCAACTACTGTCGGGGTTTCTACTACTGCTGTCGGTGTATCTTGGGTTACTGTGCTTGAGTCAGTATTTTCAGATACGGGAGTTGAAGTATCGTTTGCAGGCGGCGTCGGCGATACAACGGTTGTTGTCTCAGCGACGGGTGCGGTCTCAGTTTCCGATGGAGTACTCTCAACAGTGGAAGTCTCAGAAGGAGACGGAGAAGGATTAGGTTCTGGCGTTGGTTCTACTACAACAGTAGGACTATCAACTGGTGCTTGACCTGCATAAAAACGCAAAGACATATCGGTAACAGTTGTACTTACAAAAGTTCTAAACTGCCCAGCATATCCACCTTCGCAGAATAACTTAGCGATATCGCCTTTTCCTTGAAAGAACTGTTCTTCGTTATTCCAAGCAACAATAAAATCTTTTCCAACTCCAGCAGGATCAGCGCAAGTGATCGTTACCTGACCAGTATTTACTGCGTTTGCTGTCGATAAATAAAAGAATGATGTGCCAAATACAAGAAGTAAAACGCTTAATTTTCTACTTATCTTTCTCGCAAAGAAGGATGTAAATTTGGTCAACGCGGGCTTCCAGCCTTTCAACTTGGTCTTTGACTGATGATCCCCCGTTATTTTTAAGTTCGCTCAGATAGTGCTTAACAAGCCAGCGCACTGATCCAATAAAACTTCCTACTATTGTGGTTACGGCAACTGCTAACGCTGCCCAATCTACGGCTGTCACTATAAGACGCTCCTGACTGTTACTAGGAGTAGACCACCGAATCCATCAAACTGACCGCTAGGTGGAGTCTTACGTGAGAAGTCAATGCGTTCAATGATTGCTTGGATACGCTCACCAGTGGTGAAGTCCTGCACGTTTACAATGTCGCCTACTGCTTCTACTTCTTCGAGAGTTTGAATACGCTCCCACGCACGGCCTTCATATCCAGTTTGCACGTTGTATCTGTCTTTTTCGATATCGTAACACCAGACTGGAAACTGAATCAGTCTCTGGCGCTTAGTGGCAGGTAGTGCTTTTGCTTGGTATCCCTTAAATATAGGGCCTCTACTGGTATCGCTTGCGCTGCGTGAGAGCGTAAACTTGTACGATAGGAACTCTTGTGGGCCTTCTGGGTTAGTTGTAGCAGCCTCTGGCGTTCCAATGCTAGCGTTGTAAGTAATAATATTATAAGTGTTAGAAGTACTATCAATGGATTGAATATCCATAGCGCCGTACGAATAGTCTCCACGCGCGCGGATAAACTTATAGTTCTTAGGTTCTAGAGTTCCGTAACGGATAGCACCAGTAGTTACATATCCTGTAGAAACAAGAGTGCTTGCAGACTCTAAATAGATTGCTCCGTCAGTACCGTCATATGCACTAGCAAAGGCTAAACGGTTGGTAGTTCCGATAAAGGCAACAGCAGTAGTTTCGTGGGAACCACTTTGAGTTCCAATAATGTCATTAGCATAAGCAAAGCGAAGCGCCTCACCTTCAATAAGTTGACTCAAATCAATACGGGTAAGTCCTGCGTTAGTTCCTACTCCAGTAGTAGCCCATACGAAACGATCACGAGCAACAAAGTCATACACTGCTTGAGTTGTCTCTACGATTAGTGGGCCATAGGCAAGAGAGCCATCTTGATCGTTAATCTCAGCAACTCGCACACCTTTGCTAGTACCAATCATCATGTAGCCAAGATAGTAATATAGTTTTTCTACTATCTCTCCTGGCGGAAATTCAGCAGCAACAACAGCCTGTGTCAGCACCGGCATGGAGCCGTTAGTGCCTAGCGTGTACTTGTGAATAGTAGAATATATTCCAGAATGTCCAGCAGTATAAATAGCAGGGCCAGAAGCGGCTACGCTTGTGTGATGATAATTTGTGTTGGGATTGGTATAGATGGCGCTAGGCAGGCTTGTTGCATTAGTTGATAATTCATAGACTATGTTATTAACACAGAGCACAATACGGTCTTTAACGAACTCCATGGCTGCATATATAATTTCAATATCGCCACTCTGGAACATCTGGGTAACGTCACCTGTTGCAGATGGGTTAGATGAACCAGTAATTGAGTCACCTGATAGTGGCTTCTTAAACATAGTAAGGCGTTGATTACCGCCTGATGTCTTATTAGTTACCCAGTAAGCGTTGACTCCATCATCACAGATAGCGAATACTTTGCGGTCAGTTCCAGATATATAATCAATGTAATGAATTACTGGGTTAGTCACACCAGTTCCGACTGGGGATACTGCAGTAGAAGTTACCGTTCCGCTTGTTCCTGTTGTATAGGTAAATGTGGTTGTTGTAGGTACACCAGTAATACGATACTCACCATTAAATGTAGCATCTACACCTGTAATTGTAATAGTCATACCAACTGTAAGTCCGTGTGCTACAGGAGTAGTAAGTGTTGCTACGTTAGTGGTGCGCGCCTTATTGCTAATTGATACTGTAATTGCTGGGTAAATTTTATCTACATCGAACTCATCGTGTAGCAATACACCGTTTACGCCAGACCATTGAATTGAACGTGCGTGTTGTTGGGGATGTTGATGATCTGTGCCGACTACAGCACCAGTTGTTTGATGAGTATTGGTAGTTTCTCTGAGAAGTGATACCTGTCCTTTAGTCCAGACATCTACGCCTTGGGAGTCCTTGAAACGATATCCAACAGACTCACCAGCAGTAGGATCATAGAAGTTAATGCCAGATCCACCATGGAATGATGATTGAGAACGAATCCACCAACCAGTAAGAGACTGCTCGCCAGGTTCGCGTGAGTTATCAAACTGTTCCTTGCGATAAGGTGCAGTTTCTCTTTGGTATGGATTAACATCTGTTGGTGCTAAGAAGAACGGTAGACCGCCAAAGGCTACGTCATAGTTATCTGCGTTATTAGTCCAGAAACCTGCAACACCAGGATTACCAATGTTTAAGGGTAAATCTTCCGTGATATCGGGGGTAGCCACTATATCTCCTTAGTAAATTTGTAATTCTGCTTCGTCTACTGCATCATCTATATCCCGCGTAAGCGGAACTATGTCAGTTACTAATGTGTCCACTACTTTGTAATTGCAGCGATTTCATCGCCTGTTAAACCAAGTGCTGCTAGTTTAGCCTGTGCTGCTAACTTTGCATCCGCCTCAGCCTGTGCTGCTGCTTCACGTTCTGCACGTTCAATTTCAGCAGCCTGTGCATCTACTGCACGCTGTTCAATCTCTTCTGGTGTGAGGTCAATATACTGTGATGTGCCAGCGGCTACATCTACTACTAACTTCTTAGGTACGTCTGACATTATTCTTCTCCAATGATGATTACGTGTGAAGCATCTGGACATGACCAGGTGCAAGTTTCTTCGTCAAATACCACAGCATCAGGGTGACACTCTGGCTTAGGTGCAATAAACGCATCGCGTTCTGCATCGTAGGTAAAACCAATACCTGCGTAGTTCTTACGGATGTTTCCATTGTAAGAAGTCTTTACCCAGGTTCCACCTAGTGAATTCATAAAGGCTTCGCCTTCATCTGGCTCGCTGTTGTTACCAACGAGTACACGGAGAACTGTTTTGTTCTCGTCAATCTCTGCCCAATGTGACATATTTATTTCTCCTTATACCATTGCATATCGAATAATTACTATACCTGAACCACCAGCACCGCTGTTTCCAGGACTATATGTTCTTGCCCCACCACCACCGCTACCAGTATTTCTCGTTGCTGAAACTCCTTGAGTTGGATGCCCAGCACCGCCACCACCTGAACCACCTGAACCACTATTTCCACCGCCACCACCACCTGCGTAGAAATTACTTACACCAGTTAATGTCGGACTAGCCCAAGCCGAGAGTGATACACCTGCTCCACCAGCGGTACTACCCCCAGCGCCACCTGCGCCACCGCCACCGCCAGCGGTTTCACCGCTACCGCCATTTCCATTAAAACCTTGTCCTGCTGTTCCAGTTCCACCAGCATAACCGCGAGAAGTTCCACCACCTGAACCACCATTACCACCAGCGCGATTGCCTCCGCCCGCCGCACCATAACCACCGCCTATGGATGTGATAGATGCAAATGTTGAATTAGAACCAGAGTTTCCATCTTGTTCAGGAACTACAGCAGAGCCACCTGCGCCGACAGTAATTGCATAATTTTGAGCAGTTACAGATATGGGGCTTTCTAGAGAACCTCCGCCACCAGTTGTGCCAACTGTTGAACGAAGTCCACCTGCACCGCCACCACCGCCTTCGTATGCGGCGCCACCGCTTGCGCCACCCGCTATTACTAAGTAGTCGCAAGTTAAAGCCTTGAATGGAGTAAATGTTCCTGAACTCAAAAACGCGTGATACCAGTAAGTACCATCATTAGCAACGATGTTTCCACCTGATGCAAATGGAGCGGTTACTGGGGTTGTTCCAAGTGCCGCTAAACCGTAGAGGCTGAAGGTTGAATTGGTAAGAAACGAAGCAGATGCCCCAGGAGTAAAGGTTAAAGTTGTTATGGCTGCTTGAGTTCCTGGGTTCCATAACCCTGCAAGCAAAATTCCGTATGCAGTAGTTGCATTGTTTTCTGTAACAGAATCAGACCACCAAGATTTAGCATTAGAAGACGTATAGTTTGGAATATATATTTCAGCATTTCCAAACGTGTTTGCAGTAGAAGTGTTTGCTGTAGCCCAAAATACGTTGCTTGTTGAAGTTGTTGAAACAGCAGCCGCACCTGTTCCGTAAATTAAACGAGCGCTGATGTTTGATGTGCTGCCATTAAATGCAACGTTGACCACTTGACCTTCGTTGGCATCGGAAATTCTTGCTGACGCCACAATCTTCAAATCGGTATAACCAGTTTGAGGTATATTATCAAAAGTTACCGATGCGGCTGATTGAGAAAGTTCAATAGTTTCTAAGAGAACATAATTTTCTGCCATTTGTTTATCTCCTTATGCCTTTAAATATCTAACAATGACCACGCCTGAACCGCCGTTAAAACCAACAGTTCCATCAGAAGCAGAACCACCACCACCGCCACCTGTATTAGCGGTTCCATTAACACCTTTACCGCCTCCACCGCCAGAACCACCAGTACCGCCTGTAGCAGCATACCCACCACCACCACCTGATAGGTAGTAAGTGCCAGATACATTTTGTCCAATGCCTGTGGCTACACCCCAAGAAGAATATGTTGATAAACCAATTCCACCGTTACCGCCAACTGCGCTAGTTGCCGCAGCGCCAACAGCACCAGCGCCTCCACCACCGCCACCTGCACGGTTAATAGATGAGGAACCATTAAAGCCATTACCACCAGCAGAACCTTGCCCAGATGTTGCAGCACCACCAGTTTTGGTAGTGCCTTCGTAGCCACCACCACCACCGCCTGAACCGCCTGTAGCGCCATTGGCATTGTAAGAACCACCACCACCGCCACCTTTAACCAAAGTAAGCGCGGCAAATTGTGAGTCGCCACCAGCAGTACCAGTTTGTCCGTCAGTATTGTTTCCAGCACCACCACCACCAACTGTAATTGAATAACCAGTTGCAGTTAATGATTGTGAAGTAAATGCTAGTAAACCACCTGCGCCGCCGCCGCCGCCTGAACGACCACCACCTGCACCACCAGCAACTACCAAGCAGTCAGCCGTAATTGATTGTGTAGGGGTAAATGTTCCAGAGGATGCAAATGCGTGATAGTAATAAGTAGAATCAGAATAAATTGCTCCGCCCGTTGCTTTAGGTGCAGGGCTTACGCCTTCTGCGCGGATTCCATATAGTGAAAATGTTGAACCTACTGCGAAGTTGTTACTAGCAGAGTTAAGGGTAATTGAAGTAATCGCTGCAATTGAACGCCATAAACCAACCGCTGCTCCTAGTTGGATATTTGCCTCGCCATAACGACCCACGACTGTTTTGTAAGTTGTGGTGTTTGAGTAATTCATAAAATTAATAGTATTAACTGAAGGTATAGTTGTATCACCAACATCACCAAAAAAAATGCGCGTTTCATTTGAGTTACGACTAGATGTGGCAGATGTTCCAGAACCGTTTAATAAGGTACGAGAGTAATTTGTATCTGTATCACCGTTTACCCGAATAGTAAAGTTGGTAGCAGCAGAGGTATTTGCGCTAACTGCCACAACCACCAAATCTGTGTAACCAGTAATACCAGTCAGGTCTAGCGTTACTGTGTTTGTTGCTACCGCAACGGTTTCTTTTCTAAGTGCAACATAAGTATTTGTAGGCATATTATTTTACTCCATATAATGCAAAATGAGTTCCTGAAACCATACTATTTCCATTATAGTAAGCGTATTTTATAGAAGTAATTGGTGATGTTGTTTGCACAAGATTTGAAATCAATGCAATATGTCCTGCACCATTTCTGTCTTGTCCAGTCAAACCACGAACTACTTTATTTTTACTGGTACTTGCATAGTCCAAATAATCCCAAATGCTACATATAAATGCTGTACTGGTGCTTCCGCTTTGGAGACTTAAAATACCACCACTAGCATTGTCGTTACCTGCTAATGCCGTTGTTGTTCCATCGCCATAAATAAAATGGCTTATTGTTCCAGCAGTTCCGCCGTTATAGGTGCCTACGATATTATCTGCGTTAGGGGTATAAAGGTGCATAGCCCTTACTTGCAGATGTTTATATCCTGTAGGGATGCCAGCAAAAGTTACGGATGCAACTCCACCAGAAGGCACGGTTATAGTAGCCAAAGCATCATAAGCACCAAATGGACCAGCGTAAGGAACCCCAAAAGTCTTCAGACCGCCGAAGCCTCTAGCCGAGCCTCCTGCTATTGTACTAATAAGTGGCATTGTTAAATCTTTCTATTAGGCAAACTTGGTTTGTGTTTCAAGAACTGTGTACGTTGCAGATGCTGTCTTAATAATTGTAAACGAGTAAGCATCAATAGAAGACGCGTTGCCTGATGTGATTGCTGCTGGAACCTTTGGGGTTACAGTAGTGCCATCAATCTGGATTGTGTTTGGATAATAGGCAGTAGCACCATTGGTGTTAAGCCAGACAAGGGTAATTGTATCTCCTACTGGCAGTGCAGAGTTAAGGGTTGTGCTGCTATTATATCTAAAGTTAAGCGTATGGTTGGCTGTTGCGTTAGATGTGTAGTACCAAATAGATGCAGTAGCAACATCAAAGTCGATGGTTCCAGTTGCAGCAGATGCTACAACATTTATATCTTCTTCAATACCTCTGATGGTTGTATCTGCAAGACTTCCACCTGCTGCTCTAGCAAGTGGGAATCCACCAGCAGTTGAACCATCGTGTACTACTACTGTATCCTTGTCAGTATCTACTGTAAGTTCACCAAGTAGACCTGTAAACGATGAATGTTGTGCCGTAGTTCCTCTACGACGTTGGAATGCGAATGGCATTATAGTGCTCCCCAATCTGAGAGGTTAACCCACGAAGCGGCAGTTCCGTTTGTGGTTAGGAAATATCCGTTATTTCCTGTTTGACTTGGTACTACATAGATACTTGAAGTGTCAAGAGATACTGTCACAGCACCTGCTGTACCACCACCGCTTAACCCTGTTCCTGCTGTTACTGATTCAATATCTCCACTTGTTGCCATAACTGTCCAGGCAGAGCCTGTCCATACAAACATACCAGGAGTAGTTGTATTAAAATAAAGTGCTCCAGTTAGCAGAGCATTACCGTCATTATCTACTGACGGGTTAGAAGCCTTAGGTCCAAGATAGCGGTCATCAAATGAATCAAGAGATGCTGCTGCTGCGGTTGCACTAGCCGCTGCTGCGGTTGCGCTATTTGCAGAGTTAGTTGCTTCAGTGCCAGCAGAAGTAGCACTATTAGCAGCAGCCGTTGCAGAGTTTGCTGCATTAGTTGCTTGCGTAGTTGCTGCACTTACCTGAGCATTTATGCCAATGTATGTATCAGTTGTTGTATCTGATTCTGTAATGCTGCCCATATCACGAACAAGACCTCTACCAGTTTGGTCTACAATTGCTGTGTAAGAGTTGCTTGCATTTGTTGCAGAACCTGCTGCTGCCGTAGCACTACTTGAGGCTGCTGACGCGCTAGAAGAGGCTGCAGAGGCTGATGAAGCAGCATTGGTAGCCTGTGTCGTAGCATTAGTTGCCTGTGTAGTAGCAGTGGTTGCTGAGTTAGATGCAGAAGTAGCAGATGTAGCAGCATTGCTTGCTGAAGTAGAAGCATTACTAGCCTGTGTTGATGCTGTAGAAGCAGAAGAAGTTGCTGATGAGGCTGATGATGTAGCCGAAGATGCGCTAGCAGTAGCACTGGTTGCGCTTGCAGCAGCCGCAGTTGCGCTACTTGCAGCGGCTGTAGCACTTGTAGATGCTGCTGTTGCTGAACCAAGAATACCATCTACATAAGTTTTATTGGTAGCGTCTCCACCTGCTGATGGAGTTGGAACGCTTGTAATAGCAGTACCAGACATTGTGCCACCAGTAATTGCTGGAGTTGAAATAGTAGGGGATGTACCAAATACTAATGAACCAGTACCTGTTTCATCTGAAATAACACCACGAAGTTGAGCAGAAGTAGTTGCTCCATGTTGAGCAAGAGTTCCGTCAATGTGCGTGTTGGCTTCACGGAAGTCACGGCCGATAGCCATGTGGCGAACTTTAGCGCCAGCAGAGTGAGCAATCGCGGTTGTGCCATCTACGCCAGTACCACGAGTAATAGTAAGAGTGTTGCTTCCAGGTGCGCTAGGCGAAATTACATCAACAATTTCTTCAAGTGCTGTATCTGGATCGATAACTACTGTGAAGGTTTCACCCGCTGCAGGAGTAATACCAGAGAGGAGACCAGACGCAGAACTCACAACCATCGTGCTTGCGCCTGATGATAACGCTGAGGTAAGTGTAGTTTCCTGTGAAGTGGAGGAGTATTTTCTTATTGTCATTAGTACCTCGTGTAGTGGATTCGGGTTGGATAAACGTCTTTAAGTTTGCCTGACTCTTCTTGTAGGCGTTGCTGGAATAGACCAAGCATAAAGCGAGCAGTAGATGCTCCTGAACCGTATTGGATCTTTGTATCTGCGTTGTCTGCTTCTGCAGATGAATAGTTCAAACGGCCTGGGTCAATAAACGCGGCAAGGCGATAAGATGCACCATAAACGATTACATCCTTACAAGATGAAGGCAGTCCCGTCACTGTTTCAAATACTGCATTAGATGCAGATGCTTCTAGAGTTGCTGGTTTCTTAGTGTAATAAACTTGTACTTTACGACCTGCTTCCACAGCATCGTAGATTGATACTGTGTTACCAGTTGTAAAGGCTGTGGAGTTTGCCAATGGATCATGGCGCCAGTTTCTAACTGGTAGCCACTCTTTAGACGCACCACTAACACTGCGAGATATGTAAAGTATAGTTTCTACTTCTGCTGGTATCGCATAGGCTGATACTGCTGGATTATAGTTAAACTCATAAGTACCAACAGCAAACAACTGAGGAAATACTGCATTGATGGTATCGTTGATAGCCTTCTTTACGGTTGCCTTGGGGAAGGTAGGGGCAACGGTAACTTTTGTATTTGCTGTATGAAGTGCTGCAGTAGTACCGTTATAGCCACGACCATAAGGCGCAGCAGTGGCAGTACTTGAAACACGGTCATAAGAGTCTAACCAGATGAGTTCGTCATCAATTTCAACAACACCCTTACCAATATTGGTAACGCTACCAAGATTAAGTGAGAGACCAGAGGATGTTATATCCTGTGTGAGGTGCGTAGTACGATCTTGTCGCAAAGTATAACCTGCTAGATTGAGAAGAATCTCATCTACCATATTGGCATAGGTTGTTGTCATTTTAATCCTTTAATGTTGGTTATTACTTAGAGTTTCCGTATCCACCAGACTTGCCACCAACGCGTGATGTAACAAATCTAACTACTGGGTTCTTCTTGAGGCTCTTAGTCTTTTGAACAGGAGTAGCCTTCTTTGTTGCAGATGTATAACGAACACCTGAACCAGTTGTATAAGTAGCCTTGCCTGACTTGGCGCTTCCTGGTGTGTATCCGCCAGTGCCTGATGGCTTTGGCTTTCCAGCACCTAGACCACTAAAGCGTGAGTCTGTAGGCTTCTTAGGATTTGGCTTCTTAACTCCACTAAAACGTGAGTCAGTTGGCTTTGGAGCCGCAGCCTTCTTAGCAACAGCCTTCTTGGCTACTGCTTTCTTTGCTGAACCCTTTTTGTTAGCAAGACGTGAAGCATTCATAGATGCCTGCATAATTGCACGGTCTGCTGCTGAGTATTCTGATAACTTATCTTTGTATTCTGGATTTCTCATTTTACCATTTAACCTTGTCTGCCCAATATGCGGCACTCATTTTACCTTTGGATATATTACTTGCGTGACGTGCTTTGAAACTTTTACGTTTCATTTTCATTCTCTGGGATTCCCCAGCCTTTGGTTTGCCAGCAGTGCTTGCACCCTGCTCTCCAAATCGAATTGTCTTTACTTGAGTGCCTACCTTGGCAACCACCACATGTGACTTCTTTGGGTGGCTAGGAGTTCTCTTAGGCTTGTTATAGCCAGAGACTCCTGCTCGGGTTAGTCTTGAGTCTTTCATCTGTAACCTGCTGTTTTCTTTGCTATTGCTTTAGGTTGTTTAACAAATTGCTTGCCTTTGGAATTCCCTTTGGCTTTCGCCTTGTTGGTAGCGGCTTTCTCTGCTGGACTTAATGCAGACCAAGCAGCAGCAGGTAGATATCTCTTCTTACCCTTTGACGGCTTGCCATCAGAAGTTTTCCACTTCTGTGCAGTCCACTTCTTGAGCGACTGCTGAGATTTAGCAAGTGCCATTATTTGTAACCTCCGCCTGCTTTCTTATATTGCACAGCAAGTAGTTGTGCCTTACGTGCAGACCATTCTCCAGGGTCTCCACCCTTAGAGCCAGCCTTAATCTTCTTAAATAAAGCAGCGCGCATGCCAGGCTTGGTATAATTACCAGCAGCATTAACCTTAGACTTTGCGGCCTTCTTCATTATCTATTTCTGTTCTTTGCGTCAAATACACTTTTAGATGCAGCAACATATTGCTTGTAAGTTAGGTTGCCTGCTTTGTAAGCAGCAGATCCTTTATACTGAGCAATAGTCGGCGGTGTGAACTTAGGCATTGGTGTTGCTTTTGCCTTAGGCGTTGCAGTAGCCTTAGCCTTAGGAGTAGTTTTTGGTTTAGGTGTAAGATAAGGATTAGGCATAATTACATACCGCCGAATAGTCCGCGCTTAGGCGCAGCCTTCTTCATGGTTTTCTTCTTAGCAGTTTTCTTAACCATCTTCTTACCAGTCTTTTTGGCTTCTGCCTTTGCCATAGCCATGCCTTTTGCTGTATAAGCAAATTTTTTCATTCCCACTTTTGGCATTATATTGCTCCCACTTCTTTTAGTTTGGATACTGTGTTATTTTGGATTATCTTGCTATCGCCCATGGTGTTAGCATCAAACGCCTTACCCATGACATCAGATGCTCTGCGAGCCTCGTTGATCTTGTCCATGCTGGTTCCTTCGGGTTGGATGCCCTGTGATCTTGCCTCTCGGTAAGCGTTCAGTTCACCTTCCCATTTTTTATTGGTCATAGACTTTTGGTTACTGGCGTCTCCAGTGGATAGTTGTAGTCCTGCTGCTTTGCAGCCGAAGCACACGTCTGGGCCACCACACTTGCTATGGTCAATAAAAACATCTTTTACTCTAAATGGAACTGGAGAAGTTTCCTCACAGTTAGTACATCCATACTTTACAGCCTTGAAATCGTGCGTATCAGTGAATCCCCATTCAAGCACCTTGCTGATATGTTCACACATTTATATCGTCTCCACCGTGTATCCTGCAGCCTCTAGTGCTGCCTTTTCTCCTGCGCTGACGTCATAGGAATATCCGCCAATGTATGCGGCTTGAGCAGCCTGTACCTCTTCTGAGGACGGGTTACGCATTTCGTAGTATTCCCCGTCTATCTTGAGGACTGTGACGCCCCTTGTAAGCCTGTAACGGCTGAATAGACGCCCATCACTAGCAGGCCCCTCACTAATTGTAGGGGTTGTGAATCTGTATGTCATATAGCCTCCTAAGCCGTTTTATGGATAAGGCTAGAGTTACCCCTAGCCCCACCCATCTAATTACTTAGATACGAACTGATGATGCAGTCTCGATGCGGTATAGCGCTTCTTGACGGAAGATAGACCAGTTGATGATACCGTGCCAGCCGACTGGGCGGAAACGGTTCAACTTGTCTACAACGTTACCAAACTCGATGCCTGGTTCCTTCCATACTGCTTCAGCAAGTGCTTGCTGTCCTAGTACGTAAGTGTTGTAAACGCGTGCCTTTGGAGTAACTGTAAGTGTGTTTGTTCCAACAGTTCCTGAGTTAGCAACAGACACTGTGAATGTAGTGTTTGTAGCGCCAACTGAGATTGCTGTAATCAAAGCACCAGTACCTACGTTAGTACCAGAGATTGCATCTCCGACCTCAGCGAGACCACCGAATGCAGCATTTGCTGCAACGATTGTGAACTCACCTGAGGCGCCGCTTACTGCAGAAGCAGTAGCAAGTGCTGTTAGAGCCTTACCTGAGATAGTGTTGGTCATGCGTGGTGTCTCGATGAAACGGACACCTTCCCATGCGCCGAGTTCTCCAGCAAGGAGTGGGCCGACGTTCTGGTACTCATGTGGTGTACGCCAGATGTTGTTTCCTGTCTCTGTGCGGAGATCGTGTGAAACTTCTGGGTGGATGTATGAAACATACATTCCGCCACGAGGAACAACATTTCCAGCGCGCAACTTTGTTACTGCGTAACGTACGTCGCGTCCCTTGAATGTGTCTGTTGTATCGATTGTTGACTTTGCTGCAGTTGTAGAAAGCGCTCCGCCAGATTCACGGATTACGTTTGTACCTGCATCTAGAACAGCGGCGATACCGTTGTCTAGTGTTGTTGCCATGTTGAATGCAACTGCGTTAGCGATCCATGGATCAACATCTGAAAGTGACATAAGAGCCAACTTACGTGTTGGGAGTACTACGCGACCTAGTTCTGTCTGTGAGACATCTAGGGTTGTAGTTGCTGGCATTGCTACTGCATCTGGATCTACAGTTTCAGCGAGTGTTGCACCTGCGATTGAGGTGTCAGCAATATCGTTGTAGAACTGGAATCGGATTGAAGAACCATCGTGGGTTGGGTTTCCGACCTTCTTGTCCGCGATAGCGCGGAACTGTGGCGTTGAACGCAAGTTCATTTCAATTAACTTGTCGTACGCCATAGTTACAAGATTGGAACCTAAACCAGTGGTCGAGGTTGAAAAGACATCTGCCATGGGCGGATATCTCCTTTCTTAGTAGTGTGCGGTTATTGACCGCTTAGGATGGATAAAATCTCATCTTCTGAATTTGCATTCGCAATGCGATTTGCAAGGTCATCTGATGCGCCAGGCGCTTCTGCTCCAGTTAATGCGTTATTCATTCTTTGCATGCTTTGGATATCTTGCTGGCTAACAGCCTGCTTTTCTTCGGCTTTAATTCCGAATACGTCAGCATAGTTATCAAGCCATGCAGCGATTGCTTCTTCCGAAGCATCGATATCGTTTGGAATGAATGAAGCGATCTTTGGATTCACGCCTTTGGATGCAAAAGCATCCTTGATAATCCGCTCACGCTGGGCCTTGCTGAGTTCTCCGAGACTGCCTTCTAGTTCCTTGTTACGCTTCTGTGCCTGCTTGAGGTCTTTGCGTAGTTTCCGAACCAAGTCAGTATCTGATTCAAACGATGGCGTAAAGTCATCATCTTCATCTTCGTCAGTTTCCCAGTTGATGTTGTCGCGGTTGTTGCTCATAGCAACCTCTCCCTTAGTTAGTAGTTGTCGTACGCCTCAATATAAATGGGGGTCTATATTGGCTCGCACTCTCGGTCTTGCACACCACTTGGGGCCGATGGATCCAGTGGGATTCTAATTTAGAGCAGTCCTGCTGTGCTCGTTCCGCCTAGTGAGCCACCTGACATACGGTTGGCTCCTATTGTTCCTGACTTGCGCTGGAAGGCTAGTTGTTCTTCTTCAACGCGTCGTCTCAAAAGTTCTGATGCAGTGCCGCTAAATTGCTCGGCTTCTAACTGCTTCTGTAGGTCAGCGCGTAATTGTGATTCTGGCATAGATCCCATGCCTGTGCGCTTTCCGTAAATCTGTTCAAGTTTAACTAGCGGATTAAGTTGTTGTCCGATTGTTTCGAATCCTTGAGCAGCAACGCCAGTTACCTGAGCCTCGGTAAGTCCCTTGGCTGTAAGTTCTGCGCCAATCTTTCTAGCAGAATCAAGATCAACGGCAATTCCTGACTGAGCACGACGAACTGCTTCTGTAACGAATGCAGCGGTATTTACATTCTGCTGCATTACTTCTTGACCGATCTTAGGATCTAGGTAGAAGTCTGTAAGACCAGTAGCGTCCTTGATGTTTCCAAGTTTAATTAGGGCTTGGACTTTTGCTGGATCTGCATTGATTGCAGCAAGGCGAGCAATATTTGCGCGCTCGCTGAATGTCTGAACATCTACGTTATTCTTAACAAGTTCTTTTAGATACTCAGGAGTTGTGAACTTCTTATCTAGGTTAAAGCGCTGCTGGACTAACTTGTAGCCTTCAACTGCGTTGTATAGTTCGCTAGGAGGCTTAGGAGATGCCAGCACCTCATTTAGGTATCCATATTCTGCATAGAACGGAGACTTCATCTTAGTGCCATTTTTGAGTGTGTACTCTTGATTGTTTAAAAAGATATCTGTAGCGTTATCATAATCAAGACCTTCTGTAAGAAGGCTATTCAAGAAACCTGTAGAAGCATCAATTACGCCAGCAGAAAATCCAAGTCCTCTAAGACCAGCCTTCAAGACATCAATGTTTGTAGTTGGCTTTGCTTCAGTAGTATCGGTCTTATTGCCAATTATTTCTTTGTCACCGTTGCTATAAACAATAGTCTTGGTGCCGTCATTATTATCAACAATATCAAATACTGTACGGCTACTAGCAGGAACTGCAGCAGGCTTAACAGGTGGCGTATACTTACCGTCAACAATTTTTCCACCAGCAGCAGCCGCAGATGCAGTGGCAGCAGCACGTGCTTCCGCAATAGCGGCTTTAGCCTCTGTTACCGAAGGATCGACAGCAGCAGGAGTCTGTTGCTTAACTTGGGTTGAGCCAGTTTCTGGTCTAGGTCTAGCCATTATCGTCCTAACTTACTACGAAGGGATTGCATAGTGTTCACGCCTTCGTTAATTGCTCGGGATGTTGTTCCATAACGTGAGTCAGAGATAACCGCCTGATTAATTTCAAACTCGTTTGGAAGGCGATATATGCCCTTCTCATCTTTATAGTTTGCAAGTTTAATGAGTAGTGGATCTGTAATTCCAACTTTAGTTTCTAGCGCAACACTTAATGAGTCCATCAAGGGATTCAGTACATCTGCTGCATCTTTGCCAGCCTTGAGGCTTTCAGCGATGCTCATGTATTTAGTACCCATCTTGTCGCGGATACCGTTGCGGTACTGAGTTAGCATCTCTGCGCTTTGGTTGGCGTTGCTTGCACCGATAGCGTCTTTAATAATTGGGGCAACTGCAGATAGATCAGGAACTGTATCGAAGTTTTTAGAGTGTGCCTCAGCAATAGAGTCATATAGAACCTTGGCTGCTCCGCCTAGTTCTTTTCCACTCAAAGTTACATCAGGGAAGTTCTGGCTAATATAGTCTGCCAAGAATGCTTGTTGTTCTTCTGCTGTAAATCCTTCGCCAGAAGTAGTAGTAGTGCCAGTGTTGATAGTTTCGTACTGTAGTTGCCCAGCCTTATTAACGGTCTGCTTGCCTGTCTTAGGATCAATAATAGGGCGATAAGTAGTCTTAGTACTTGTACTGGTTGTAGCCTTCTGACGCTTTACTTCTGCGTTCCAAGAAGTCAGAAAGTTTCCAAAACCTGACTCTTGAGGGTAAAATCCGTATGCTTGGAAGTGAGCATCATTGTAGCCTTGTTTAGCATCTGTAAGATCCTTGAACTGTAGCGCAGTAGATACTGCCTTGTTGTACTTGGCAGTAGTATCTTGTTGCTTAACAGCACCATCTCCGCCAACACCGCTTCTCTTAAAGAGTTCTAGCAGGGTTACTGGATCTGTATTGTTGGCTACAGCCAATGAAATAATCTTGTCTAGACCAGCAGCATCTCCTGGGCCGACTACTCCAATAGGAGTTTTCTTGTCCTTTACGAAACCAGTAGAGCGAAGAAGTGTCTGTAAGTATTCATATTGAGTGCCTTGACCAGCAGGGCCGCTATTAGGAATACTCATTTCACGACGAAGATTCTGCAGAGCAAGAGCCTTCGCAGCAGGATCAGTAGTGCTTACATACGCTAAAAGGTTATTAGTTGATGCGTAGATGTTTCCAGGAATCATTGAGGCTGCCTGTGTGATGCTTGCAAATGCAGACGAGGATAACCCAAGTGCAGCATTACTTGCTGCTTGACTTTGTTTAGTAACAGCCATATTTAGTCCTCCAGTTGTCCTGCGAATACGCCGTAGTACATACGACTAAATGATTGATTTCGTAGCATTAGTTCCTCTGCTAAAGATCGCAATTCGTTACGCATCAAAGTAGCAAGACCACCCTTTGAGGTGAGTTCTGCATAGTTAGATACCTTTGCCTTATTAAGAATGTCCTGGAATTCGCTATACTTTGAGTAGAACTCAGAAGTTTCCTTATATACTGGAGACTGTCTAAACGCTGGATCTTCTAGTGCGTTCTTAACAGAAGCGATCTTTTCATTTACAGCACCTGTTGTGATAGTAGACGCTGGTTTAGATCCACCAAAGGTTCTATCCAGTTTAGCAATCTGCTCTGTATACCAGATATCGCCATAGCCATTAGCAATCTGTTCATTGGCTATCTGACTCTTCATCATAGTGTAGACGCGAGACTCAGCCTCATTTGCCAACTCATTTGTTGATAATGCACGGCGAGCACCGCTACGCTTCTGCCAGTTGTAATACTTTAAAGAGTATTCCCCACCAGGGAAGAAGTATGGAATGATATCTCCAGGAGCCTTAGCATATTTAGCCACTGACTCTGGGTTGTTATTCAACCAAGTCCAAGCATCTTCTGTGCCTCTAACTCCTGGTGTAGTTCCACCAAGGGTAACAAGCAGGTTCTCGATGCCATAAGTATCAGCAAAGAGCGTTACAGACTTGCCATAATCACCAGGATTATCGTCTGTAATTCTCTGCCAATGATCGTAAAGCATGGTCATTGTCATAAAGTTTAACTTGTTATCAGGGCTTTTAATCTTTGCAAGCACTTCATCTTGTGGAGTTGCTGCTGAGATGCTCTGGAATAGAGCACCAAAGAATCCAACTTCGCGTGATAGTGCTTCTGCATCCTTAAACAAGCGGTTTCTTTCAGCGTCGCTAGCCATTGGATTGTCTCCATAGTTGCCAGTTGAGGCAAGATATGCAGCCCAATCTTTTACTCCGCGCTGTACAGTTGCTTCATCACCCATACGATATGCAATGGTCTTTTTGAGCCATGCAGGAAATACAAAGTCTCCTGCACTCTTTGGCGCACCAAATGGTGTAATAATGTCTCGCAAGATGTCGTTAACAGGGCCAAATGCTGTAGATTTACCTGTAGCAGCGAATAATCCTTGTGCTACTGGGCCAATACCAGGAAGTCCTGGATTAACTTGACCAAATGCTAAGTTAAGTGATTGAACTGGAGAAGTCATCTGCAGTGCTTGACTAGCACCTTCAACTCCAGAAGTCATACTAGCCATAGCACCAAGTACTGTTCCTGCAAATGGTGTCTTAAACTTCTTAGGGCCATTAGGAGTATCTTGATAGAAGAAACCCTGTTCTGGATCATAAGTTACGCCACTAATATCGTAGAGAACGTTTGAGCCTTCTTTATTCAAAGCATCGAATGCTTTAGCAAACTTAATTGCAGGCGTTGGGTTCTTAGATAGTTCAGCCCACTTGGTTAGCGTGTTGTAATGTGCCTGAGCAAACGGGAAGATTAGGCGTACAGCATTAGCAGTTTGATTCTGTCTACCTGCATCATAGAATAGGTTCTTAACATATTTGCTTGCTTCACGAGCAGACATATTATCAATAGTTTTTAGACTTGTAGTTCCACCAACATAGGATGGGTTCTTTTTACGCTTTGCAATTTCTTTATCAATCTCACGAAGCACTGGACTTCTACGTCCAAATACTTTCTTACCATTCTTGGTAATAGGAGAAAGTGACTTAATTGCGTTAGCACGGAACTGGATCAAATCTTCTGTTTTTAGAAGTGGCGCATATCCTGCTGCAAAGTCCCAATAAGCCATCTGGAACTCTGGGCCAAAGTTCAACTTAGACTCAGCATATGCGGCTAGTTCGAAAAACTTATCAACTAACTGTGTAACTGTCTTGTCCATCTGACCAAAGACAACTTCTTGATTTTTAACAAACACAGTAGATCCTGTTAGATCCTCTGGCTTAAACTCATCAGCCATCTTCTTAATAAAGTCTTTTTCAAGAACATTAAGTTCTGCAACAGTTTTACCACCTGTTGAGTATGGAGCCTTAATCTTAACTAACTTGTTACCGCGAGTTACGGTTATTTCTCCATCACGAATCAGGTCAAATATTAGGTTTGACTTAGGGCCAGTGCCGGCAACGGCGTTAATCTGGCTGATAACAGTATCTCCTTGGCTGCTATCGAACAAGTGAATAAGAATATCGTCTATATTCAGGTTATCTTTAGCAATTCCAGGCCCTGCTTCAGAGATATCTTTTAGGTAAATCTGACGCAATCCAGGGTTAGTTGTGAATATACTAGCAGCAAAGTTTCTTAAAGGGTTGTCTTTATTATCGAAATCCTTGGCAAGACCTTCTAACCATGAGCGTTGCATCTCTGGCGATGAGTCTTTTAGTCTGATAATTGCAGACATGAACTTATCTGATACGAAGTTATTTACAGTGTAAGCCAGACCTTCTGAGAACTCTGGGTGGTCACTGCCAACAACCTTAAATTGATTAAATATCTGAGAGCGTCTGTTAGAGCGAATATCTCCAGCAGAGTTAAGTCTATTCCACCAAGAACGGAAACCAACTGCAGCATCACCTAGGTCTGCCTCAGCCTGCTGAGTCTTAAATGCATTACCAGATGCATCGTATTGAAACTTAGCATACTTAGACATGAACTTTGTAAATCCGTTACCTTCTGGATTTGCTACCACTGTAGAGATAAATCCAAGAGGATTGGTGAATAAACTGTTGTGACCAGATAGCATTTGACGCATTTGCATTTCTGCGATATTGCGTGTTACATAAGCAAAACGACCGACCAACTGTGCTGTACGCCAGAAATCACCGAACTCTTCAAGTAATACCTTACCAGCACGAGCCTTGCTTATTACAGCATTGGCTTTGTAGTTTCCTACAGACTTATAGATTGCTCTGGTGTCTGGAAGGAATATAAAGTCTTGAACTGCTTGCCACTCCATGAGTGCTTTATCAATAGCAATCGATTGGCCATTGGTTACAGTGATGTGCGGAACAGAGTCAGTAACACTTTTATTTAGGCTATAAGCATTCTGAGTAGCGCGTTCTTTACCGCTTATTCGAGTAATCTTTTTAAGATCATCAATCAATTTAGCGTCTAGGGCTAGGTCTGTTCCAATAGCATCTACGATCTTATCTACGCCATTAACTACAGCAGCACCACGTTCTTGATTAGTGGTAGCCTTAAATATGTCGCGTTGGATTTCAGCGATCAATGCTTCTTGACGGTTCTTTCCAAGTGCCTGCTTAATACCAGCAGAACTTACCCAGTCAGCAACTCCATTGAGAAGTTCTGTTCCATTACCAAGGCTTAGTACCGAACCGCGAACATATTGACGTCCGAATACACGGTCAACCTTTTCTACAAATTTAACTACCTTTAGGTTTGCTGGATCTACCAGACGCGCCATTGGAGATGCTTGCAATTTCAAGCCAGTTGAGACCGCATCACGCACAGTGCGTGGATCCATAGTCTCACCACCGACGTGATTCAAAAGAACTCTTAGTACATCTTCTGTGTTATCAGCATTAGTCAAAGCCTGAGTTAGTTCAAGATCCAACTTGCCACCAAATAGGTTGTGAACTCGTACAGGATCTGTTTCTTTAGCGACTACTTCTGCTACAACTTCAAAGCGCTTACCAAGTAGAAACTTGAGGTGCTTATCAAAATCTTTAGTTACGTTGCCAGAGAAGCCATCAACTAGACCTGCTTCTACGCGTAGCGCTTCGATACCAGCAGTCTTTTCAGCAACCTGTGCTTCAATGTTTAGAATCTTCTTTAGACCCTTGTAATCTGGATCATTAATAAGTTCTTTTAGGATCTCTGGATCGTTGTTAGCAGCCTGACGAAGTGAATAGATATAGTTAAGTCTGTCATCTAGATCGTTGCCTTTAAGTACTGCATCTTCAAGTTCATACTGACGACGAGCAATTACTTCTTCTTTACCCTTGATTGAGGATAGAAGTTTAGCAAGATTAGGGCCAAGGTTAGTTGGGTCTGCAATTTCTGCTGCAGCAACGGCAATCTCTGCACCCTTTGCACCGATCTTTGAGTTATTGGTGATTACTACACCACCAGTTTCTCCATAGATGGAGCGAATGTTAGTGAATCCATCAACCTTCCAGATGCCTTCAATAGCCTTGCGAATTGCATACATCGCTTCTGGGTTCTTATATTTAGCAACCTGACCAATAAGTGATCCTAGTGACTCTGCTTGAACAAGTTCATCGCCAATGGCAAATAGTGTTCCATGGAAACCTTCTAGGTTTGCAGTTTGCTGATCTAACTTAGTGCTAAGTTCTTGGAATATCTGCATCTGGGTAGTATCGTCAGTCTTTTTAGATAGACCACGGATTGCATCAATTAACTTAGCGCGCTTCTTCGCTTCTTCTGCAACCTGCTTAGGGGTTGCCTTGGCGAAGTTATCGGCTAAGTCAAGAAGATTAAACTTCTGATCGCCTCTAGCAGTGATTACATACTCAAACTGCTCCTGAGCACCTACAGATATTTTACCTGCTTCTGGTACTTCATCTAGGAATATGTTACCTCTAAAGAAACCACCAGTGTTCTTTGACTCTGCAGCAAGTGTATCGATAGCGCGAGTTAGTTCACCGCTGCGTACCTTTTCATGTGTGCTAAACCAGTTAGCCACTGCAGGAACAGATAAAGTTTGACTTGCAATATCATCAGCAACCGCATCGCCACCTGGGAACATAATGGTTTGCTCTGTATTAAGCAATTCTTTTACTGTGCTTACAAGAGTCTTGTTAGACTTCTTTTCTAACTCAGCAATTTCCATGGCTGTTTTATGAAGGCTGGTATCAATTCGCTTGTATTGCTTAGCGGCTTCTTTCTTACCA